GCTGTAATTTTTGCTCTTAACAACGGCGGCATTGACTATGTAAAATTAGCTGTATTTGCGGCTGAACGTGTGAGAAAATATTTACAAGTTCCGGTGAGCATTATAACTGACAGTCCTGATTGGTTACAGGAGTCTTGCCCAGATCACTGTTTTGACAAAATTATTGTATTGCAAGATGATACCGGCGGCCAAAAAGACTTCTATGACGGTACTTTAGCATCAAAGAAATTTAACTGGAAAAATCTTTCTCGTAATAGAATATACGACTTAACGCCTTATGATAAAACACTAGTGTTAGATAGTGATTACATTATTAATTCTAGTATATTAAAAAGTGCGTTTGACAGAGATGCAGATTTTCAAATTTATCAACATAGCTTTGATATCGCCGGCTGGAGAGATAAAAAACCTTTTACTAGATTGAACAGTTATAGTATTCCTTTTTATTGGGCCACTGTATTTGTATTTGAAAAGAATACAATTAGCCAAGCGTTTTTTGATTTAATAAGCTACATTAAAGAAAATTGGCAATATTTTAGAATGTTATATAATATAGATTCTATGGCCTTTAGAAACGATTTTGCATTTAGTATTGCTATACACATAATGAATGGAAAGAGCAATGGCGGGTTTGCAACAGAGCTCCCAGGTACAATGTCTTATGTATTAGACAAAGATATTTTACTAGACATTACTAATGATAAAATGAAATTTTTAGTTGAAAAACAATATTACTTTGGTGAGTACACACTAGCAAAAACAACAGGAATAGATGTTCATGTGATGAATAAATTTAGCTTGGCTAGATTTATTGAAGGAGGAACCGGTGTCTAAAGGTTTCCTAGTTCTTGCACAAAACACAGATGACGTAGACTATGTCCAGCAAGCCTACGCATTAGCATTGAGTATTAAATTTAGTCAACAAGAAATAAAAAATATCTCGTTAATTACAAATAACGATGTTGCCGAGGAATATAAATGGGCATTTGATAACATCATTCCTATACCTTGGTATAAAGAAGGCAACAGATACCAAGCTGAAAATCGCTGGAAATTTTATCATGTTACACCTTATGAAGAGACAATAGTATTAGATACTGACATGTTGTTGTTAGAGGATATATCCGAATGGTGGAGTTATTGTAGTAACCATGATTTAAAATTTTGTAGCCGTATTAAAAATCATAAAAATGATATTACAGTAGACACTATAAATCGAAAAGCATTTATTGTAAACAAATTAACTAGTCCGTATTTTGCATTACAGTATTTTAAAAAGACAACCCCTGCATATGAATTTTATAAAGTATTAGAATTTGTTTGTAATAATTGGGAATGGTGCTATACAAAGTTTTCGCCTGAAGAATATCAGAATTGGTTAAGCATGGACTTAGCAACGGCAATCGCTATTGAAATAGCAGGTATGCATGATAGTGTTATTGACTCATGTAGTCCGTTAGAATTTACGCACATGAAACCAAATATACAAGAGTGGGATATGGCTCCTATAAGTTGGCAAGATGGAGTTCATACAGTACTAACTACCAGAGGTGATTTGGTAGTGGGAAATATCAAACAATCAAAACTATTTCACTATGTAGAAAAGAATTTCTTAACTGAAAAAATTATTAAAAGATTAGAGGAGTTAGCTGATGGCAAAAAGAAAACCACAGATTAATTTACCTCATAAGTATTACATCTATTACGATAAAAAAACTGGAGAAATCTTCGCAGTAAGCAATGAGCAAACATCTAGATACGAACATGGTATTGAAGTTGCTTTTGAAGATGCTGAGCCTTTCTTAACAGGCAAGCGGCAATTTAAAGATTATCAAATTGGTTATCATAAAGATTCTGGAAAAACTACAGTACTTTCGACTACTAATGAATTTTCTGGTTATGTGTTTAACAATAAAGTTTTTGAGTGGATTACTGAATTTAATAAGAATGCAGAGTGCATTGTTGAATGGAATCTAAGAGATCGTGTTTGGAATTTTAGTTTAAGCAAAGATTTTAAAAATACTTACAATGCTATTTTAGCATCTAAGTTGGTATTTTTTGTTACATTAGAAAATGATAGTGATTTTTTAATTAGAACTATTTTTATAGCAACAGAAGAATTATTAACAAGTGATTGCGTAACAGTACCATTTGAATCTAATATTGAAACTAAGCTAGATAAGATTGCTATTAGCAGTAAATTAGTTTTTAAAACTTATGGATTAAAGGTTATATATGAGTAATATTATTAAAGTTATTGATCAAGACATTGTATTTTTAAGTTACGATGAGCCTAACGCAGAAAAAAATTATGCAGACTTGTGTAGTAAAGTCCCTTGGGCAAAGCGTGTGCATGGAGTTAAAGGTAGCGACGCCGCACACAAAGCCTGCGCCGCAAAAAGCGAAACAGAATATTTTATTACAGTCGATGCAGATAATATTGTCGACCCAAAGTTTTTTGAAGTAGAAGTAAATTTAGATGAACTTGGATTAACCTCCGAACATGTGTTTAGTTGGTGCGGGAAAGTACATGTCAACGGACTTATGTACGGCAACGGCGGCCTTAAAATGTGGACACGTAAATTTGTAAACGAAATGAAAACACATGAAAACAGTGATCCAACTGATACTAAGGGTCTAGTAGAATTTTGTTTTGACGATCGTTACTACCAATTTAACGACAATTATAGTGAGAGCTTTACTAATGCCACACCATTCCAAGCATGGAGAGCAGGCTTCCGCGAGGGTGTAAAAATGTCATTAGATCAAGGAGCCAAGTCGGAAGATGTTCGCAACGTATGGTGGCAAAATTATCATCGACTTTTAGTTTGGTGTACAGTGGGTGCTGATGTTGAAAACGGAATTTATAGTATTCTAGGTGCTAGAGAAGGCGCGGCAATGACTAACTGTACTGACTGGGATTATGCCAATGTTCGAGATTTTGAGTACTTAACTACCTATTGGAACGAGCATTATGCTAATGCATCAGACGAAGAAAAAGCAAATCAAATTAATTTCTACGGAACTGAACTTAGAGAAAAATGCAAAATTGAAATTGCAAATCTAGACCCAGCAGGCAGTCGCTTCTTTAAAACTGTTTACAATAATACACCAAGAATAATTCGTAACAGAAATGTATGATATCTTTTTTATTGGTAAAAACGACAGTGATTTTAATCAATTAAAATCACGGTTTGTTACAGCCAAACGAATTAACGAATCTGATATACACTTAGCTTTACAAACAGCGGCTAAGAGATCCTTTACAAAAATGTTTTGGGTAGTATGGGACAATCTTATAGTAGAAGATTCTTTTAATTTTGATTATAAAGTTCCGGAGTGGGATATAGAGTATAATCATATATTCCGTAATGGAGAATTTTTTGACGGTATTTGTTTGTTCCCTAAAAATATAAAAGTAAGCAAGAGAGAAGCAGACTATAGATTTTTTACAAATAAGAAAGAAGTTGATATAGTAGCAAGTACACCCGCACTATATGAAAAGTTTCAAATTGGTAATTATGATGATTACCTAGTTGCTCTAGAAACCTGCTGTACTGACATGTTTTGGGCATTATGGCCCAATATAGAAATATTAGATAATTCAATTTTTAATTTACAATTTAGTTACTATAACACTTACGACAAACAGGAAAATCATGTTTGGAAAAATTTATGTAATGATAAAGAATCTTACATCAGCGGACTAACATTGTTTAGTAAAACTAAACAAGTTTCAAAAAAAGAAGTTAATTACAAAATGCTAATTAACAGAAAAGAATACGATACTATTGCTAGCCGATTTCGATATCCTAGATATAGTATTAATACATACGAAGAATATTTAAAAATACACCAAACAGAAACTGCACCCTTGTTTTGGTGTATATGGCCTGAAATTGAACTTACTAATGAGTCTATCTTTGATCTATATTATGACCCGCTGGACGGTACATATGATTATGATAGAACAGAAAATCATGTGTTTAAAAATCAAGACATAGAAGAAATTAAGTATAATGGTTTAATGTTACTTACTACACAAAAATCGCCAGTGAGTAAAAAAGAGGTCGATTTTCGATATATTATAAACAAGAAAGAACACGAAGAAATAAACAGCTCGCTACGACCCTACGACATTGTTTTTATTAGCTATAACGAGCCAAATGCTGAAGAAAATTGGAATTTATTAAAAACACGGTTTCCTAGAGCAAAACGTATACACGGAGTTAAAGGCATACACAAGGCACATATAGAGGCCGCAAAGTTAGCAACAACTCCTATGTTTTGGGTAGTAGACGGTGATGCTGTTATATCAGATGATTTTGATTTTAGCCTGCTGTTGCCTCATTACGATAGAGATATCGTACATGTATGGAAGAGTCAAAATCCAGTTAACGGCTTAGTATACGGCAACGGCGGTGTTAAATTATTACCAACTAACTTAACTATAAATGTAGATGTGACTAGTCCCGATATGACTACCAGTATTAGTCCTCGATTTAGAGCTGTGGATGTAATTTCTAATATTAATAATTTTAATACAGACCCATTTACAACATGGAGATCTGCCTTCCGTGAATGTGCTAAATTGGCAAGTAAGACTATTGCTGGACAAATAGATGCGGAAACTACTGAGAGATTAGACGCATGGTGTACACTTAATGATACTGTACCTTATGGATTTTATGCCTATTCAGGCGCACTCGCCGGCAGACAATACGGTCAAGAGAATGCCGGCAATAAACCGGCATTAGCGAGGATTAATAATTATAGTTGGTTAGAAGTATTGTTTAATTCTCAACAAAATCATTTATCATTGGAAATACTTCAGTAATTGCTTGAGCACAGGCTTTAGCAATTTCTTGATGTTCTAACTGAGTTCCGTTACTAGCACGTAATTCGATATAGTGTACCCAACTACGCAATGTACCATTCATATACAAACGACTTACAGTGAGCCCCTCAGGTAGTACTGCACGAGCTTGTTCTTTGGCAATACCGTTTTTAATAGCCCATTGATATTCTTGTTTAACTGAAAATAATACACGTTTCTGAGCACGTTCCCATTCGATGGCTAACAACTTCTGTGATTCGTCCGACATGTCTAGACTAACACTATTCTGTCGATTCTTTGTATCTTGGAATCTTGCTTCACGCAATACAAACGCTTCATCTAGTTCAGCGGTAGGATCTGCATAACGTTGACTAAACTCTTGAAAACTAAAACTACGATGTCGTAACATTTGACGAGCAATATCACGAGTGGTGGTGATTTCTAAACAAGCACTAGCCATTTCCAAAGGAGACCAATGTTTGTGTTTGACTAGATACTTGATTAGTTTTTCACTTGTTTCAGTATTAAATTGATTGCTAGGATTACTAACTCTAGCACAAAATGCAATTAGTTCTTGTACATCATACATGCCTTCTGCAATCATTTCTTTGCTCGGCTTGCTAACACTAATTAATTTTACTTTCATTTAAGTTTACTTTCTCTAAGGAATTTTTTAGTTGTCTTTTCAATGTCTTTTTTTACACGTTCTGTATCAAGTTTAAAATCGATGTTATCGATTCGTTGTTCATACGTCTTAAATAATTCAGACAGTGATTTTTCAAAAGACTCCCAACCTTCTCGTTTAGTCTTCGCTGTAACTTTTATTTCCCAAACTTTTCCGTCTTTAAATGTAATCAAAACTGCGTGTAAATACCTAAGAGGCAACACATTGAGTTTTATCTCTCCGAACACTTCTGGCCAACATTCAATTACTTCTTTGGGAAGAGTTTTTCCCGATTCGGTCACGCTATATCTGCAACCTTCTTCTTAGTTGGAGCTAACTCTTCTGCTTTACGGCGAAATTCTGCCGCCTGCTTTGCTAACTTATCAGCTTGGCTACGATAGTGTTTTGCTTCAGCTTCTGGACTAGCAAACGAAGTAACTTCCGGTGCTGTTTCGTTTACACTTGCTGATGTAGTTTTACTAACATCGGCAGTTTCAGTAGGCATAGTTCTAGCTGATGCAACTTCAACAACTTCTGTCTTATCGTTACTGCCCGGAGCAATGCATAGTCCATCGACTGCAATACCGCGTTGTTCAGCAATGATTTGATTCAGCTCTGACAATAAAACTGATACACCGACTGTTGGGGTCATTTCAATTGCATCTGTCGGAATTTTTACTAGTCGACGAGTGGAATGCAAATGTGGCAACATACGACTACCGTCTGGAAATTGTGTGCGATCCAAAGCCTCGGCAAACTCGTAAGACTCTTGCGCCGCTGAACTTTCTACACAATTGATAATAGCATTGTGCATATCATCTGGCAAGTTTTCTGTTGGTACAACTAGTGCGCTATAAGCATCACCTGGCAGAGTTCTATAAGCAACTAATACTTTCTTACCAGTTGCTTTGACCCTACCTACGTGTTTTAATGATTGCATAATTATGCTCCTGTTTTTGCAGTCTCAGCTTGTTTAGCAACCTGATCCAAAAACGCTGTTAATTTAGTATATGTTTGTCCTACAGCCGCATACTCGTTTGGTTTAAAAGCACCACGTGAGCTAGCAATATCAATGATTACTTTCATTGCATTTAGATCATTAATAGTAAGATCGTTGCTTGCTTCTTGTGTTGCTTGTGCAGGTACTTCTTGCTCTGCTGTATTTTGTTCTACGTTATCAGTCATGGTATCTCCTTTGTAAAATACAATAGTAATTATCTTTGTTGTAAATATGGACAGGCAATTGTGAAGAAACTAAGTTCTTTTTCACTTTCGAAACCAATGCATGTTGTATAGATAAATGTGTTTTTATCTAGTGCAATGCCCTGTCCTATATAATACCTATTATTTAAATTATTTTTAATCCAGGTATTGAGATTTTTGAGTAGACTTGGAGTATACTTGTCAATAGTAGTATATTTAAAATGTGGAGCGGCAAACTCAACCCTCCGCAAGTCAAAATAATTTAGAGGATTAGGTTTGCCATTTTTTAATGCCATTACGCAGGTACCTTAGCTTCTTCGTAGTAAGCATATTCGCCAAACGGCGGAACAATAGTGTTATTGCCGTGGATGATGAATACTGTATCGCAGTAGTTTTCGTCACCCCATGATCCCCACGGATAACCATCAGTAAACATGATAAACTTTTTAGGTTGAATATCATGTTCCTTCATGTATTCCCAGTTGGCATCAAATTCAGTACCACCACCGCCTACTGGTTGATATTCATCGAATTCATCTACAGTATATCCGTCAAAGTCGGCTTCGTTGTATACACTAGTATCAAAGCACCAAACTTTAATCTTAAAGTCTTTATATTCTTGCATGATGCCTTTGATTTCTGATAAGAAATCTTTTGCTTGTTCATCACCGATCGAACCAGACATGTCAATTGCTACACAGATATCAATTGTTTCTTGAAATTGTGTACCTGGAAGAATTGCGTTCATGTGCCAGCCTTTGCGGTTAGGGCGCATAAAAGAATAGTCATTCTTAATAGTGCTTTGGATTTGTTGGCGCAAAATTTCACGCCAGTTCATCTTAGGCTCTGTTAATTCTTTAATCATTCGTTGGATATTTGCGGGAGTATTTCCTGCACCCGCCGCCTGTGCCGCTTGCATTGTTGCTTCACGGATCTCGTCACGAATCTGTTTCAGTTCTTCTTTAGAATAGCTAGGCTTATTACCCTTGCCATCTTTGTCACCCCAGTCAACGTGATCGTCGAGTAATTGTCCCAACGCCGCCAAACTTTCTTCGTCGTGTTTCTCGTAAATATCGTCGTATACTTGTTCAGCACTCCAATTGTAATATTTAGGGTCATGGAAGATTTTAATATCTGGAGGCGCTTCGCCAATACGATCTCGAGTCAACTGGCCGTTAACACAATAGTCAGCCGCCGCATTAAATATGCGTCGATCTCTGCCCTCTGTACGTGCTAGGTGATCAAATACATTATGTAGAATTTCGTGAGCAATAACAAACTCAATTTGTTTAATTGTTAGAGGTTCAAAAAATGGACGGCTAAAATATATAGTACGACCGTCAGTAGCCGCTGTCATGCACCAGTCAGTAGCTTCCTCAATTCTCAGCCTTGTAGCCATGTTACCAAAAAATGGATGACGTAGTAGCAAACCAACTCGTGCTACAATAATTTTATCGATAATTGGATCTGTATGTGACATTGTTGCTCCTAATGTTTCAGTATGTATATATTATAACAGGACCCGAAGGTCCTGTCAATTAACGCAAGCTCAATTAACGGCTTTCTTTTTCAGTTGCCTGTGCAATATACTTACCAAACTTTTGGTGGAATGCTTCAAAGCAGTTGATTTCGTCTGGATCCAACGGCAATTTGTAACTAGACAATGCCAATTTAGTACCCATAATAACCAACTCAGTTTCGAAATTATCCATCATAAATTGGAAGAAGTTGTTAACTTGGCTGTTCCAATCTTTAGCATTTTTGTCACACGCATCTTTCAACTCGTAGCACAGGGATACAGTCAAAGAGTACATTGCTGAGATTTCTTTTGAATCCATCTTCTTAACTTTGCCGCTCAAAATGTCTGTAGGGTTAGGCATTTTGCTGGCAATTTTACGATGAGCCATAAACTTAACAGCAAGTCCTTCGCCAACTGAACCGCTAATCAAGTCAGTTAGTGTATCAGTATCGCAGTCGTCATCAACAAGCAGTTCGCTAACAAATGACCAGCTACGTGGAGTAGCAAATGCACGTGAGCTAGATTTTGGATCAAAGTCGTACAAGTCTTTCTTGGCAAAAGTCAAAAAGCCTACAACGTCCTTATGGATCTTGTTTTCAGTAGCCCACTCAAAGTAGTCATCCCAATCAACAGTCAGTTCCAAGTGAACGAAACGGTTAGCCAACGGAGCAGGCATACGATAAGTAACACCCTTGTCAGTTTCACGGTTACCAGCCGCAACAATTACAACATTGTCTGGCAAGTGATATGTGCCCACACGGCGATTCAAAACCAACTGATATGCCGCCGCCTGTACGCTGGGCGCCGCACTATTCATTTCATCAAGGAACAATACAATGCTTTTATGTTGCGCCGCAAATTCTTTGCTTGGCAATTCACTAGGAGGAGCCCAAAC